CGGGAGTTTTCATCGCCATCTTATTCTCCAATTATCTTGTGTGTTAGAAAGTCTAACAAACTTCCTACGGTTAAGTCAACACCGCCTTTAGAGTTAATCCCAGTTCCGTCAAGGATTGCTTGCGCAATGTTGCTCTTCTGTTTTAGCATATCCCATTGACGTTGTTCAATAGAATCTTTTACTAAAATATCTTGAATAGTAATTGTAGCCCAAGTACTTGAGGTTCTATTTATTCTGCCATTTCTTTGGACAGCCAAGCCCGAAGACCACGGTTGGTCGTAATTAACCAATAGATTGGCCTGAGGCAAATCGACACCGTAACCACCAGCATCGCTGGAAACAAGAACCCTAATGTGCGCTCTAGTTTGGAATTTAACTTTTGCATCTTCTTTTTTAACTGCATTCATTTCTCCTGTGTAGGCTACAGCTCCGTAACCTTTAGCTTCTAATCTTGACACTAGTTCTTCTACACTATCTAAATAAGAAGTAAAGACTACAGCTTTATAACTATCATCAATTTCTAGATGGTCTTCTAAGTATTTTACTGCTGCATCAAGTTTAGGAGTTTTAGATATTCCGTGCAACAGGTCTCCTAAAGAAAACACGTAGGCGCTTCCTTTACCTGTTTCATTTTTAAAGTTTTCGTAACTTTTATTTAAAACATTAGGGCTAGAGCACAGCATTCGTAATGCCCCAATTCTAGACATTACTTCGCCTCTTAGTTGATTAGCGGGGTCATTAGCGTTATACGATTGTCCGTAATGTGCCGATAAATTAAAATTAGAACCAAAAGTTTCTCTAGCCTTTATAAGAACTCCATACAAATCTTTTGCAATATGGTTGTATAAAGTTTGAGTGGCTTTATCTAGCTTTACAACAATAGGTTCTCTGTAAACTGCTTCTGGAAGATACGGTTTTACATCTTCGTCTTGCTGCGATTTTCTAACAGAGTGCTTCATCATAGTGGCGTGTAGTGTCGGAAGATTGGTGTACCGTTGTACTCCACCAAAATGATTTCTTACAATAAAAGTTTTATCAAAAATGTCAAAACGACCTAATACTTTAGGGTTTACAAACTGCATAATTGAGTAAATTTCTTCAGGTCTCCCGTTTTCAATTGGGGTGCCTGTCAAAGCAAATCTGATAGGAATTTGTTTAGCGAGTTCCTTTACTCGCTTGGCTCTCTTAGCTTTAAACCCTTTTATAGCAGTTGCTTCATCGCAAACTATAGCGTCAAAAGTGAAGTGTTTTAACACATCAAAATCACTTACCACTTGCTCGTAGTTCATGATTACATAATCAAAATCGGCAGCAGTCTCATACTGCTCGTGTCTCTTTTTCACTGTGCCATCAATAACTAGGGAGGTAGAATCGCTAAATTTTGAAATTTCTTTTTGCCACTGATACTTTAAACTAGCCAAGCAAAGCACTAAAGTTTTGCCTGGAGATAGCTCTTCGATGGCCGCAATAGTCATAGGGGTTTTACCAAGCCCCATTTCATAAGCAACTAAAATGGTTTTTTGAGTAACCATTTTTTCAACTGCTTCAACTTGGTAAGGTTTCAGTGTCCCTTTGAACATAAGCAGATTCTCCGAGTAGGGCTGTTTTAGCGTTTTTAATACCCCAGAGAATTTCTTCATCGGTCATGTCACCAGGGTCTTTTTTCCTAGTACTACCATAGTTGAAAAAGAATAAATTTAAACCGTATTTGCGAGCAAACTGAAGTAATTCTTTATTTGCTTTATGCCCTGCAGTGTCGTTATCAAATGCTGCAATTATTTTTTCTGAGTACCGAAAAAGTCGGACCTGTTCTTCACTAAGGCTACTACCACAAACAGCAACAGCCCCGTCCACGCCAGCAGAATGGATGCGAACGCAATCCAAAGGGGATTCCACGACAATAGTGCACAGCTCATTTTGATTCTCGATTCCAAATAGTGTCTTAGACCGTTTTAATCCTGTTGGTCGATTAAAAAAAGTCCTGTTTAATGTTCCTTTTTCTTGCCATCCCATCAACCTATTAAAGTGAGGTTCACGAAGTGGCAAAATCCAGTTGCTACGTTGAGCATCCCAAAGAACTCCATATTTTTTAGCAGAGTCTAAGGAGATGTTCCTGCTTTTTAACGCATCTTCAGGTGGGTCAACAAATACTGCTAACCTAGCTTCAGACATCTCTAAAGGTTTGGCGTTAGCTTGTACGTAGTTAGGTAACGCTTTAAACATTTCCATTAGTTTTTCTAAAGGAACTTCAGATACTTGAGAAATCCAAGTTTCTGCTGCAGCGTAATCGTATCCTGTAACTTTACCGTAAGTAACTGTGTAAAATTCATTTACGTCACATACAAGCTGTGCAAGGTTACCTTTGTACCCACAAGAAAAACAAATGTGTTGACCAGTGTCTTGGTTTATAAACCATGATGGGTTATTATCTGGTTTTCCTGTACGCACTTCGTGCATTGGGCAAAACCCACGATACTCTGCACTAACCTCTTCATACGGAATTCCAAGTGCAGAAAGGACTGACTCAACATCAATAAACAGCGACACCATACACCGAATTCGAACAGAAGTTGCATTTTGCGGATTGCTCTTCATCGTGGAAGCATCCAGTCTTCCAGTTCCAAGTAATAGAAGTTTCACGTGGTCCACAGTTACGTGCCTGGACTACTTTTAGTGTGCGCAGGTAATCCTCGCCTTCAATTGGTTCAAGACCAATAATCACGTCAGAGTCTTGGAAGAAAGATGAGGAGTAACCGATTGACCCTGCGTCTACTTTTCCGCCCTTCATCTTCCAAAGAAGTGTCTGAGTGGTAATAACGATTGGGATGTTCATCCGCTGGGCGACACGCTTAAGCCCACGAGTAATGTTAGTCAAAGCTTGTGGAGTGTTGGAATCTCCAGATACCTGGTCCATCATCAAGTAAACACCATCTACAAAAATAATGTCAGGGTTTAGCTGTTCTGCTTTTGCAACTAGGTTATCGATAGTTAAGCCGCCCACTGCATCGACAAAGTTAAACGCAGGTGCATCTGATAGTTCTTCAAGAGTGGTTTCAAAGCGCTCTAAAGAAGTTTCATCTAGTTTTCCTAAACGAAACTGTGTGCTATTTAGGTGGGCTTTCATTGCAAGATAACGCTGAGACTGTTCATGGTTGTTCATCTCAAAAGATTGAAACATAGGAACTAGCCCAGCTTCATGAACGTTAGCAGCCATGCGCAATGCAATCTGTGACTTACCAGTTTTTGGTGGGGCAATCAGTGTAATAAGCTGACCACCTTGTAGTCCTGCAGTTGCTTCATCAATGTCTTTAAACCCTGTAGGAACACCAAGCATTTTGGAGTTCATACGGCTGTGGTAGTCCTCTAAGAACTTGCTAGGGTCTTTGGTCATATCAAGGTGTGTTGTGCCCTGTACGCCCTGCTCATTGACGATTGTGACGGTTTTGCTCATCTCCGCCAATGCTAGCTCGTGATTATTCTCACTAACATTCTCAATAATTTTTTCAATGCCGTTTCGAGTGAGGGTCCTGCGCCTATAGGCAACCATCACATCAATTAAATACTCAATAGTATCTTCGACTTTAAGGATTTTAAAATTTGGAAAGTTGTCTACAACTGCAACAACAGTAGGAACTTCCCTATAAGTTGCGTAGTGTTCACGCACAAATTTCCAAATACGACGTAGGTCATCATCTACAATCCAGTCGTCCTTTATGCCACGTTCAAGGACTGGAATGATGTTCCTGTCAGTAATAACTTTACTTAGTAAACGATACTCATTATCGTTAGCCATTTTTCCCTCCTACAGGATTTTACAAGTTGTCTAGTTCAATTCCGTACGAACCGTACAGCATGACACGTTCCCTCAAATCAATTACGCCTTTCAAGTTATTACGGTAAGGGATTTCCGCAATAAACTCAAATACATCTGGGTAAACTTCCGCATAGTTGAACGGATTTCCGCCCCTACGGTCAAGCCTATCCATAATTTTGTCAAGCTGTGCTTGCTTCCAATGTTCATTTTCCATTGCAGCAAGCTCAACTGACAATCCATATTTATTTGCTAAGTTCCAAAGATGAGAAAGGTTTAAGTGGTTTAAAGAAGATACTTTTCGTGTGTAAATTGTTTTAAACAATTTTTTATCTTCTTCAACTTCCGAATTTGCCACCACATCTACCATGACAATGATACGTGGTGATGATTCGTTAGAAATGTCTCCATTAATCAATGGTTTCTACTTTTCCGTATTTTAAAATAAACTCACGCCAAGCTTCTTCAGTTTCCATTGCAATATCGGCTTCTTCTTCAGGAATATCGTAAGGAATTTGAATAGCATAGTTGCCCTCTGGTTTATCCAAACAAGCTTTTACAAACCTAGTGTGTTTGCATTTTCCTATAGAAGAAAACCCTAGACAAGTGCAGCGAAGCTTACGCTTGTCATGTGTAGCAAATGATACTTCAGAGATTCCTTCATCACCTAAAAATAGTTGTAGTGTACGCCATGTAATGTCCATGTTTAATCCTTTCATAATTGTCGTAAATCTTCGTTTGCAATTAAGCGAACACGCTTAAAAGCTTCGTAAGCAAAACTGCCCATAGCTTCTCCGTATTGGTTAGCCCATTTCTCCCTGGCAACGTTAGTTGTGATAATTGTGGGCAAGCCCCTGTCATACCTTGAACGAAGAATCTCATCAAAAGAAGCATCGTTAAACCCTGCTCCTTTGTATTCTTTACCCAAATCATCAAGAATAAGAACCCGAACATTTAGTGAGTCATTTGCGGCACGTCCGTGAAATCCTTCCATTTCTTGAAACATAATGCGCTTTGACTCAGGGTCAGCATCAATCATAGATTTTTTACGAGATAGAAACTCTGGATAAGTCATGTAGTACACTGGACGGCTACTCATGCCGTAGTCATCATCTTGCATACTAAGTACCATTTTTGCTGCATCAGGGTCTTCTGGAAGACGACGAATCAGTTCCATAGCAGTTACTACTGCGTGAGTTGTTTTACCAATTCCAGGTGCCCCATCAAAAAGAAGACCAACACCAGTGGTGCCAATTCCACCAATACGACGAATGGTTTCTCCTGCAAGAACCTTGTCTAGCCACTTATCAATTGAACCTGAAAATTCTCCAACCATTTTCTCAATGTCAGAAGGCTCAAGTCCAAGAAACCTGCGAGGAATATTTGAGTTGCGCAAAAGCCACTGCCTCTTTAGTGGCGAAAGTTCTGCTAAATTGTATGCCATTTATTTTCCCTTTAACTTTTCTTCGTGTTGTTTTAGCTCTAACCTGCCAGCCATAGAGTTATCAAACTCTGTGCCATCTGAGGCATAAACATATTCTGATTCAGATGTTGGAGTTTTGTCAAGTAGTTCATCCATGTCTAGAGAAACCACAACATCGTTCATCTGTGCTGCAATTGAGTTTAAAAACATTTTGTGAGCATTTTTAGGGTATTTCCTAATAGCTACAATGTTTCGTTCATCGTTTAAAAACTTTTCCATAGCTTCTAGTTCAATTACCGCTGTTACTAAATACTTTTTACGATTTGTGGCTAATGCTCCCCAAAGAGCACGAGTGTTTACAACTCCTGGGTAACCCCTAAGTTTTTGGTAAACCCTTGCTGCAAATTCTGAAGCCACATCTGCAGGTGTCCATTCCTCTGGTTGCCTTTGAAACCTAGTTTTAGGGTCACGTTTGTTTACTTTTTTAGCCGTGCTTGGTTCTGAAGAAAAATCTCCAAGGATGAATCCATCATCTTCTTTCCAACTATTTACCATGTTTTTCCCTTCTGAGGGCGTCAGCCCTCTAAAGATAATACGTAGTATTATCTTTATTAATGTACAAATATGTATCTTATATAATCTATATAGTTATATACGCTGTTGATGTTCACTTTATCAAAGTGTATTTGTTTTTGTAAAGCCTTCCAAGATTTCTTTTTGTTCGAGTAACTTTAATGTACCCAGATGTAGAAAGATTAGAAATAGCTTTTGATACAGATGTGCGGCCATACCCTGTTTCATTTTGAATTTCTTGAACAGAAATAGCTGAGTTACCCCACCTATCAATTGACTTGGTAATTACCAGCAAGACAGTGGATTCTAGTTTTTTCATTTATCGCCTCGTGTAGTTATTTACAACCTTAGGCTTTGATGTTAGCAGGTCTAAAAGAATTCTCCAAGTGGTGGACAGAAAACTTATTGCACCAATAAAAATTACCCAATAATTTAGTGAAGACCAAATTAAAAAAGAAGAACCAGCAGAAAGTAGAAAAGTTAGTAAATGCTTTACAATTGTTTTTTGGTTAATTGGTATTGCTAAACCAATTAGCTCTACTAAATACGAAACACAAAAACTAACAATTAAAACTGTAAAAAAGTTATTCATGTGCCAAGTTTATGCTGAAATTCCCGAAGCTTCAAGTGTAAAAGTAGAACCATATCCAGTGGTAATTAGATAAGGTATGTTAATTGGTAAAAATAAAGGCAAAGTGGTCTTTAATTGAACTAATTTTAGGGCTTTATTTGGGTACGAAATTGATACGGAATCTCCTGATGTACCTGTCCAACTAGCATTTCTAATAGTGTAATCTCCGCAAAAAAAGTCAGTTGCAGAATACCCTTGTTCTAGTTGTGCACCATCAAAATACAGGTCTACTAAAGGTGTAGCCGAAGACGAGGTTGCTACTACAGAAGCGGTCATGTAAAAAGTTGACGCATAAACTGGTGTAAAGAACGTAGCGAAGTATCTTGTCCAAGTGCTAGTAATTGTTACAGCTACAGGGGTTGTCATAGATGCAACAGTAACCCCTGAAACAGAATCAATTGCTGTTATTGATAAGTTTGCAGGCATAGTTCCCGAAGAAGTTTTTGCATATAAAGAAAATGTGTAGTAACTTCCGCTTGGAGCAACATCAGATACACTTACCATTGAAAAAGTGCTTGGGTTTGCGGAAGGAACTTTTAGCATGTTACTTCCGTCTACAATTGACGGAACAGTAGTTGCTTGAGAGTAATCCAGTGTTCCTGTGTAACCAGAAATAGTTAAATCTGTTCCATTTTTAAATGATGGATTTTTTAAATAGTTAACTTTTTTGGGAGCTAAGTACACTTCTACACCGCTAGCAGGGTGGTATTGAGTTCCTCTAGTATCTGACTGAAACCACACCTGGAACAAGTCAAAATAGTAAGTGGTAACTGTTGACAAAGCAATGCTAATTACAGCTCTTATAGGAGAAATTGGGTTACTAGAACCATCTACTGTAGGTACAGTAAAAGAGAATGTTTTTTTAACCCAAGACGTAGTGGCAGAAACTGCTCCTAAATCTGAGGTGTAAACTAAAGTATTCTTATAATCATAAAAATCTATAAAAACTTCTCCAGTTGCAGTTGCCGCAGCCTTTACATAAAAAGACAAAGATAGAGCATTACTACCCGCAACAGGAAGTGCGTTTAAAATGGGGGTATTACTACCAAGGCTAATGTTTCCTGTGGTAACAGTAGTAACTACTTTTCCTACATAAGTAGTATCTAAAGAATAGGCTTCTGTAGTTGGCCCTCCAGAGGTATCTGCGGTCAAAGTGACTCCAGAACCACTACTGACCCAACTACCTACGCCATAGTAAAACGAGCTATCTTGCTGAGATAAAAGTAAATTAGGACTTTCAGAAACAGTAGTGGGATAACCAGTAAGAGTAGACGCATACTCTTGAATTGCCGCTAATGTGCCTTTATGTTTGTATAGGTACATTGCTTGTCTAATAAGTTTCTTTTGTGTAAGCATGTTTAAACTAGGGAGAATGGGCAATCCCAGCTGCTGAGCTAATGGAGAAACAAAATTAGGGTTTACATCTTGTCCAGTAAACGTTTTTACAAGTAAATCTGTGTTTGTGGCAATCTCGTCTTGAGTGTAGGCAACTCCACTTAAAAAAGTGTAAAGGTCAGTAGTTGGGTCAATTTCTCCTAAGCTATCCCCTGTACCGCTTGTATAAACTTTAGGCAATAATCTGACAAGCTTATCTGTAGAAGAACTTAGTTGTACTCCGTTAGGTGCAATAACTCCGTGGTCTTTAGGAACAACCACATAGGCAAAACTTGCTAATTTCCAAGCAATGTCCGTTACTGATGGTGCAGTTGTTTGGGCGTAAAGAATCCATAGTGTGTAATACGCATATTTTCCAGGCATTAATGGGGAAGTAATGCTGTTATCGTTACACTCTTGAGATTGAGTTCCAAAAGATTCAAAAATAATTTTTCCATCTTCTTCTGTTTCAGAAAAACCTTCTTGATTCCTTACTACTCTTATACCTTTAATTGGAGCAACATCAGTTCCTTTTGGGTAAGTCCAAGAAAGGTAAACATTTGGAACAGGAGTAGAAACACTTACTCCATTAATTACTGAAGTTACGTAATTAGTGCTGAGAACAATTGCATTAAATGGCTCTACAGAGTAAGGAAGTTTACTAGAATCTCCATATGGAGTTCCATCATTATATTTAAATTTACTATATAGTGCCATGGGCTAACCTTATGCAGTACCGCCATCAATCAAGACAATGTTTCCGCTTGAGTTGATAGTGGTATTTCCAGCAACAAATAGATTACCAGTTCCAGAAGTAGATAAAGTAAGCCCTACAGTAGTACTAGAAGATGCAATTGTAGAACCGCCTGCAGTGCTAACTCTAGAGTTATACGCTGTTGAAAGTCCATTTTCAATGTTTGCAATTCTTAAAGTAACAGTAGAAAAATCATGACCTGAACTTTGGTTAAAAGTTCCAGACCTAGTACCACTAACAGATGGGGTAAGCCCTACTGTGTTTTCTAATGCAGTAACTTCGTGGTATACAGAGTTAACGTCTGCAGCAACTACTGCATCAACTCCATCTGTTCTATCGGTATACGTCCATGCCACGTTTGGGTATAAAGCCATAATATCTCCTAAATCTCTTTCTAGTTTGCCTTATTCTAGCTCTTCTCACAGGGCTTACTTTACCTGCGTAACTGTAACAGTGAACCCAGGGGTTTGTGGTACTGTTGGAGAACTTTGAGTCGGTACAGATAAAATTTGTACAGTACTAGTTGAAGTCCAATAGAACTCAATGTAATCCCCAGCATTCATTTGCTGAACGTAATTCCATGAAGGTAAGACATAGTGCATTTGGTTAGATAAATCTACTGTTCCAGTTGATTGCGGAACATCCACACCATTTTGTTTAATCCAAATGTCTATGCTAGGGCTACCATTTGATGGTTGCCAAAGTTGTGCCGAAAATTGAATGTTATAAACGCCAGCTTGGTATACCTGTATTCTAGTAGGCTGTCCAGAACCGTTATTCTGAATAGACATATTATTTGCGTCTAAAGTTGTATTTATTAAAATTGGTTGTGCAGATGTAGAGCTAGTTTGTTGTGTACCAGTTCTGTAATCAATAAATGAGCCATAGTTTGGTGGGGTAATAGTTTGGTTAAAACTTCCAAGCCAAATAGGGTACGAAGGGTCTCCACCTTCAAACATTACAAAAACCCCAGTATTAACTTCAGGAATAGCAATAATTACCCCAGGCTGCACTACACCCCAAGCCCATCCAGTGGTTTCATTTAGTAATACTTGAGGAACTTGAAGTCTTAATCTTCCATTATTTAATGGGTCATTATTGTCTATGACAATCCCACGGTAAATTCCAAGGAATCTTCTGTTACCAAATTCGTCTTTTAGCATTATCGAATAACGTTAATAGTGTAGGTATTAGTAGATGAGCCATCAGCAGTAGTTACTGTAATCGTAATTGCAGTAGTTGCTCCTGTTGGTGTAGAAATTGCAGAACTTGCACTGCCAGAAGTAACCGTAGTTCCATTAACTTTAATGACACAAGTTGCGTCCCAAACTGTTGGGGTTAGTGTAACAGTAGTGGTAGTAGCTCCTGTAACATTGTAGCTAAAAAGTTGCGACTTAAAAGTTGGACTAAATGACCCAGAACTAATGGTTAATGTCTTTAAAGAAGCAACAGGGTAAACAGTAGTGTTTGCATCTGTAAATACAAAATAATCACTATTTGTAGGAACTAAGGTAGTTCTAGCCACACTTCCACCAACTCTGTATAAATTAATCACTTTTACAGAAGTAAGGCCAGCTAAATTCATTAAATTGTTTTCTATTTGTTCTGGATAAATAGTAGTATTAAAATTTAAATAGTTATAGCCATAACCACCAACAATTTGATATTTAATTGCGTTTATAATCTGGTCATGAGTGTATAAGCTGTTACTGTTATACTGCACTTCTGCTTGCACTGGAACGTAAGTTGGGGGTAACACACTTACATTTACTCCAATTTGAGTTTTATCAGAAAAGTAGGCAAGAACATCTGATTGAAGTGCCGTCCAACTAGAAGTTACTGCTGTGTTAGTAGCATTTAGCCCAGGGTAATAGTCAGAAGAAGTGTCTGAAACAGTAGGTCCAATGTGGACAATAACTGAGTTTGGTTGCGATGCTCTTGCAAAAGCTTTTCCAACTCCACTGATATTTAACGCTAAATCCTTGTAATCTGCAAGAGACACTGCTCTTTTTAGCGTTCTTAAAGAAGCAGGAACATTTACTCTAATAGAATCTGTAGATTCTGAATCTTCTCCACCAGTTCCTGCACTTGTTGAAAATACTGTTACTAGTGGAGTAAAGGCGTTACTAGGCACAGAAAATACAGTAAAAGAGTTATTTGCAGAAATATTCCCTACTAAACCTCCACCTACAGTATAAGTAGCAGAAATTACGCTACCAAAAGTAGGAATAGCTCCTGAAATACCGTCTCCCAAGCTAATAGTGACCAAATCATTTGAATCAAATGATGAAGTGTAAACCGCAGAAGTCGGACCATAATCCGAAAGATAAGACACTTGATTCCAAAATACAGAAGAGTTTCCATCATTAACGGTAAGTTGAACTGTTCCATCAACAATAGGTGATTTTGATAAAGTAAACTTTTGATTAGAAAGCCCAGTACTAGTACCTAAAGTTTCCGTATAAGAATACCCATGAGATAAAGTTGTTGAAACTGTAGCTGATGCAGCAATAGAAATGTCACTATCCAAACTAAAATATAAAGAAGAAGTTACATCATTTATAGTTACGTATGTAACAAATACAGTTCCTTGAAGTAAAGTAATGCCATTAACTGAATCATTATTTGTAATGTTTACTGCAATAGAAGACTGCTTATACCCAATAGGAGTGTAATCAAATAGGGCAGCAATGTCTAAAACACTTTGACGTTGAACAGCTGTTGCTAAAATGCTTTCATTAGCAACCCTATCAATGTAGTAGTTTGAAATGTCACCTATGTAAGCTACTGCTTCAACTAAAGCTACACCAAAATCGCTAGGGTCAGTTCCAGACCATCTAACTTTTCCATCTGTGTTTAATCTGTACTGAATTCTAGAGATTAAGTCATCTCTAAGAGAATAAAAATCTCTGTTAGTGTAGTTAATTGCTGCAGGTATATTATTAGCCATTAAATTTCCTTAGGTGGGGTATTGCCATTAATAATAACAACAGTTGACATTTGCGTACTTACCAAAGTTCTATTAGGAAGCATATAACTAACTTCAATAGTTACTGTTCCAGAAGAAGAGTCAAAAACTCCATTAACAGAGTTTAAACTTAGCAAAGGAAGTTGAGAGTTAAACGCTACAGCAACTAATTTTTCAATTTCAGAAATTGCTACATCTGAAGTTTCAAATTGTTTTTTGTAAATTTCACTACCAAAATCTAACCTTTGAACTCTTTCTCCTAAGTTAGTTCCAAGAACAGCTAAAACTCTGTCTTGCCAAATTTTGCTTTGGTCAGTAGTTGTTGCAACATTTCCTTGAGCATCAAAAGTAAAAGGATAAGATATAGTTTTTTCATAAATTTGTTCCACAATTACCCCTTATCCGTATATACCCAAAGTGAAGGAGTTCGTTTCCATCCTTGGTTAGATTCTGAAAGAATTTGTTGAGGAATTTTTAACGCCCTATTACCTGAGTTAACTAAGTTAGGATTTCTGCCATTATTATTCAGTGCATCAGTTAAGTTTACCACTCCACTTATGCTCTTTTCAGTTATTTGTTTGTAGTTAGCGCTGACATTACCAAATCCGTCAGTAACAATGTCTAAATCTACTTGATAGTTGTGGTTACTAGAGAAATGGTGTGAAGCTTTTTTAACTATCCAAATACCGTCATTTAGGTCACTTGTTCCCAATACTGCTACAGGACTAAGTAACCTAATTCTAGGGTCTCCTTGACCCTTTAGCTTTGCAGGCATGTTAAACCTTGAGTTTTGGGCAGCTCCTTGAGCTAGAATTTCAGCATGAATACTTGAGTTAGATACATGTTCTTGAGAAACTTGTGAAAACAATACGTCAGCAGTTATGTCTCTGACGGGAGTACCCACATCATTTGGATTAGATGTAGAAGTTATAGCGGTTTCAGATATAGGAGAAACTCCTCCTAAATTTTTAACTGCTCTAGAGTTTGGGCCGCTTTCTATGTGTTCACCATTTTTAACTTGCAACCAGTCTAATGTTCGGTCATCTTGCATGTTATTTATTCCTGTACCTTTTCCAAACATAGCAAATGTTGGAAGGCTAGTAACCCCCGAATAAATAATTTTGTCTAAAGGTTTAAAAATAAATGCCAAACCATCTACTACTATTCCATAACCAATTTTTTTAGCTTGTTCTTGTAACCATTCCCAATAAGAATGCCCTGCAATAGTTATTTGGTCAAATATAACTCCATTGTCTTCGCCAATAAACTTAAATCCAAACTGCTCAACTATTTGTTGAACAGCATTTGGTATAGACACATTTGTAAATACTTTTGAATCACGCTCTTTAAGTGGAAAAGTTGCTCCAATACAATGAACTTCCATAATTTCTTGTAATTGACCTGCAGTATGGGTAGTTACATTAGACACATACCCCACCCATTCTCTGGAATAACTTCCTTGAGAAAATGAAAACTTAACAGGTATTCCTGTTTTTAATGTTTTTATCCAAGCATAGTTTGCAACACTAAACTGCATAGTAAGTAAATCGTGCATTCCACTTTCTTCTGTGAAATCAATTTTTACAGGTTGCAACCTGATAGAGGGAACAGTAGGAAAAGAAACTTTAGTAAAAGTACTTTGCCTACTTTTTCCTAAACTAGAAACGGGCATTTGGAATCCTTATAGTAGTTCCAGGAGCAATATTCAATGGGTCGGAAATTTCTGGATTAATGTCCATAATTTTCCACCAACTGTCCTCTGTTCCATAGTATCTTTCTGAAATAATGTCTATTCTGTCTCCATCAACCCAAACGTAATAGCTAAAAGATATGTTTACAGGAGGGTAAATCCTATCTACAGTAATTTGATAAGAGCCATTACGAGGGTCGCTAGCCCTATAAAAAAATCCATCAGCATATCTACTATCAAAATAAGGCATTAGTACTTCTTTCCATAAAATGATTGAGTATCGTTAGTTAACACATTGTTAGGGTTAAGTAAGGAACCATTACCATCAATTTGTGCTTTGCCCTTAGAGCTATAGAATGGTTCAACACGACGACTAAATGTAATACTTAAATTAGTAAAGATAGGGACCATACCTTCACTAAAAATTGTGTGAGTTACACTAAAGTCTAAGATAGTGCCTACATATCTCATTTGTTTTCCTAAGTGAAGTTCCACGGGAACTCCTAATAAAAATCCAAAATCTGCAGTATAGCGACCTCTTAGTTTACTAAACTCTCTAAACCCAACTAATGTACTAAGTAAATACTCAATGTCATACATTGTTCCTAATTCTTGAATAGTCTTTAATTCATCTGAATATCTTGTTCCGCTGGGAGCAAGGTCATCTTTAGACTGAGGTAACCCATAAACTTCAGTTAAGTTTTTTGCTACTTCTGATGCGCCTTTAGAATTAAGCAATGCCATATCAGGCATTCTGTTAATTATTAAGTCAAAACTAATCCAAGAAGATGTTTGAGAAGGAGTAATGTAGGGAGTTACATCTTTTCCTGACATTATAAGTCCAGGGTCAACATAAGGAGTTCCTCCCCAACCCATTTGAACAGTTCCAGGATTGTACAAAAATTGAAAACCATATTTTTTAGTTTGGTGACTACCTCCTAAATACCAGTCAGGAAGGTTAGGGTCTTGTTTTGTAATATCTTTTGTTCCCTTAGATGCAAGTTTCCAATACGTGTATGTCTGAAACATGCCTTTATGAGAACCTTGGTTAACAGATGCCCATAGTTGATTTGCGTTTTTTACTAGCCCTACAGCAGCGGGACTTCCTCCACTATTAAGGAGAATAGAAGAATAACCTGTAGTGTCTGAATTTCCAGAGTTATTAAAGTATGCCCATTTAACACTTGGTATGTTGTATGCTACTGGACTATCAGTGTCATTTACTATGGTAGGAGTATTTGTATCTGAAGTAGTAGTGGAGGTGTTAGTAGTGCTAGTAGTTCCACTATTGCTTCCAAGTCCTGCTTTTTTTTCAAGGTCTTTTAAATAAGAGTTTAAAGCAGCTAAATTTACGGTTGCAGTTTTGTAATCTTTTTTAGCACCTTGAAAAGCAGTTAAACTTTTTTGATGACCTTCAAAGGTTGTTCCATAAGTAGAGTCTGGAGCAGTGCTAATAACTCCGCTTCCAAAAACTGGAGTAGCTACCGAGTCTGTGTGAGTACTGCCAACGGTTACAATAAAAGACCATGCAGGAACAGTGGTAGGGGACGAATCTCCAGAAATTGTTACTGTAACTGGAGAAGAAGTCCAGTTTTTTGCAATTATTTTAAGAACTGCCCCATCACTACCTCCCCATCTATAAGGGTCTCCTCCTGTTAAGTCCTGTATAAAAATCCAATCTCCAGTAGTAGGAAGAGTAAAGCTATACCCTGCATTTCTTATGTAGAAGTTAATTCTAGAACCTGATTGTTTGTATGAGGTTATGTCAATTAGTTTAAATGAGCTAGAAGCTTCTTTAAAAGCAAGATTCTTTTTGGCAGGGTAATACGTTTTATTTTTATAATCACTAATTTCTTTTTTAAAAAAGACAATTTCTTGATTAAGCCAGTCAGCATACTTTTGTTTTTCAGTAGCTTGGTAATACTGGTTAGTTTCTCCAGATAAAAAATACTTTTTTTGAAAACTTTCAAACTTTGATAGCTCTTTTTGAACAAAAGTGTTTACTGGAGTGGGGATGCCCGTAGGCGCATACTTCGGCATTACAATGACCTCATGTTGTTCATTAGTTTATCTTCTTCTAAATAATCTTTAACAATTTTAGCTAATCTTCTAGCCTCAGCTTCAGTAGCAGAAGCTACGTTCACAGTAATGTTTACATAATTCTTTTTTGAAGAATTTCCTGCAGCACCTGATTCTAATCCAGGACCACCAACGTTTGTGTTGGTTCCTGCTCCAGTTCCAAATTTAGAATTAGTAGCAGAAGTTTTTGAAAGGAAATTTCCAGTAACTCCTGAACCAATAGCTGCCCCCATGTAAGAAGAAGGTATTTTTGTACCAGAGTTTCCTGAACCAGCATCAAATCCTAAAATAGCTGCGCTACTACTAGAACCACCGTCTGTTCCAGCACCGCTAGATGAAGCAGTTGAGTTTGTATTTCCAGCAACAACAGCTACTGACCCAGAAAGACCTAAACTTGCAGGATTTACGGGTTGACCATTTTTTCTAGTTTCAAAGTGAAGGTGCGGACCTGTAACATACCCTGTGGCACCTGAAAGTCCAATAACTTGTCCTTGAGAAACTTTGTCACCTTTGTATACGTTTATAGCGCTTAAGTGAGCATACAAAGTAGAAATACTACTTCCATGGTCAATAATAATGTAGTTACCGTAAGACCTGCTTCCAGAACCAGAGCCAGTTTCAATAACTGTTCCATTACCAGATGCTTGAACTGAAGTTCCTTGAGGACAGCCATAGTCAATAGCAAGGTGAGGGTTTCCTCCCCACAAAGCAGACCCATGAACGTCAGTTACTTGCCCATACTTTGTTGTAATAGGAATGTTAGAGGGAACTGGGGCCGCAAGTTTAACTGCTCCAGTAGTATCGGAAGAACCACCAAGACCATTTAGGTTAGTAGCACCACCACTATTAAATCCGCTAATTCCTCCAATTAACCCTCCAATTATGCCTCCACCAATGTCCCCAATTCCTGTTTCTCCCAAAAAAGGAATCATGGCCCCAATTTCAGCACCTGTTAACGCTCCGCCACCTGCCCCTGCTAAAGTAGACCCTACTTTAGCAACTGTATTTCCAAGGTTAGTATCCCCAGTAATCATGTTTGCTAAACTACCTGCTTGTTGAGATATCCAATTTCCTCCTGCGCTAATTGCTAGCCCAGCTCCAATTTTTCCAACTGATTTTCCAAATTTTCCTAATGTACTACCACTTCCAATAGGTTTTCCAGTTTTTTCGTTAACCCAAGTACCTCCACCCCCCTTACCTCCAGGTTTCCAAACAGCACCTTTTGGTTTAGTACCGCCCTTACCCCCTACTCCCTTAAGTAAATTGTTAAGAAGAGAGTAATTCATAAGATTACTAAGAGCACCGCCAATAGCTCCCGCACCAGCTACACCAGCACCTACTGCTCCAGCAATAGCAGGGTCTTGCATTGCTAAATTAGCTCCACCTGCAAACTGCGCAAGAGCTTTTCCTGTTGAGCCTTTTAAGAAATTGTTTAAAGCTCCTTCAAACCTAGTTACTGCAGCAGCTGCTTTTTTCATACCGTCTACATAAGATGATGTAGCAGTAACCATTGTTTGAGTTTGAGCACTTAGTGCATCCATTTGAGGCTGATTAGGGTTACCTCCAGAGGCTTTAGCTAACTCAGCGCCATAAGTTTGATTACTCCAATAATTTTTCTTAGAGGCATCACGAATGTATTGTGCTGCCATGGCTCGCATTGTTGGGTCTTCAATAGACTGAAGGTCAGCAGTTAATCGTCCTCCAGGACCAAGTGCCGTAGCAACTTCTTTAGCAGACATTCTTCCACCACCAGTTAGGCGGTCATTTAGCATAGACAATATCTGTACTGGAGTAGAACTTTTGCCACCATTTGGGTTGGTGGTGTAAATACCAAAGTTTTGCAACATTGACATCGAAGCTGAGCCACTATACATACCACCAATAGCGCCTGCAGCAACATCATTAGGAGTATTCATGTACATTCCAGAGCCTTTAATAGCTTTAAGAATGTTGTTGTATTGACCAGCACCACCAGCTAATCCATTGCCACCGTATAAAATTCCTTGAGAGGCTAAACTTTGAGAAACTACCCCTGGAGCGCCTGCAATGTTCATTCCCCCCTGAAGACCTCTAAAGGTTCCAGTAAGAACACTGCCGTAACTTCTTCCTGAAATTATGCCTGCACCGTAAGCGCCTTGTGCCATACCTATAGTGGTATTAACATCAGGTAAAGCCGCAAGTGCAGCTCCTGCCACTCCAAATCCACCTTTAATTACAGGACCTAAAACACCTGAAATTGCACTAAATGCTCCAAAAGATTTACTTAAAAGGTTGTTACCAGAGCTACCTAGCTTTAAGTGACCACTACCTGTGTTACTGGCCCCACTAGTGGAGCTCATAGCGTCGTTT